ACACAGCTAACCTAGCATCAGCAATGTCTAATGCGCTTTATACTGGATTAGCTTCAGCAAGAGACGTTAGCACAGGAACAAATGTTGTAGCGGCAGATGGAAATACAACAAGAACAGTTGGTGCATCTGCTTTTCATGTTTGGGCCGCGTTTTCTGGTCAATCAAACAAAACTCTGTATGATGCCCTATTTATAGATATTGTGATTCACGGAGACCTAGCATAATGAGTAAAGCAGCACAACTAGCCGCATATCAGGCAGGTCTTAAAACTGCCCTTATTGAATTTACAGACGGTGATGACGCTATAACCATTGCTGATGCAGGGGTTGTCACACTGTTAAACACAGCCGTAGCCAAGTCTGAAGGCGGCGCTGTTACAACCAATATTGCACAGGGTCTGGCGAAGTGCTGGTTTAACTTTGACCAAGACGCTCCTGCGGTTGATGACAGCCTAAACATCTCAAGCATTACCGACACAGGCACAGGGCTTTTCGACCCGCAGTGGAATAATAATTTTGCAAATGTAAATTACGCTTGTTCTGGAATGACTGGAGATACATTTTTTATAAGTTTGGACGATGGGCATGAAGAAACTGTTTTAACAACAACAGGTGATTGTGCGATGGCAGTGATTCAACATTCAGGTGGGCATACTGACAACGAACAAACTATGGTCATAGCACACGGAGACCTCGCATAGTGCCCTTAAGCAAGCTCCAATTCAAACCCGGTATTAATAGAGAAGGCACAAACTACTCTAACGAGGGTGGCTGGTTTGATGGTGACAAAATTAGGTTTCGTAACGGTTATGCAGAACGCATAGGCGGCTGGGTTCGTGCATCTGAGAACAAGTTCACGGGAACTGCTCGTAAGATATATGATTTTGTAACGCTGGCTTCTGCTAATCTTTTGTTTATAGGCACTGAGCAAAAAGCATTTCTTGAAAACTCTGGCACGTTTAGCGACATAACCCCTATTCGCTCTACCGTTACATTAGGCACTAATCCTGTAACAACAGGATCTGCGGGGTCGGGAATTGTCACAGTAACAACAGGATCTGCACACGGCGCAATTACGGGGGACTTTGTTACCTTTACTGGGCTAACAACAACAGACGGCATTACTGCGGCACAGTTAAACATTGAACACCAGATAACATCTGTGCCTAGCACCACTACCTTCACGGTATTAACCGCAGGTGCGGCTACTTCAGGTTCTACGGCTGGCGGAGGTGGTAGTAAGACAGCGGCGTTTCAGATCAATATTGGAATTACAACCACGGTTCTTGGTTCGGGTTGGAGTGCAGGAACATGGGGTCGATTTGAATGGGGTTCCTCTTCTGGTTCTTTGGCAGGCGATACTTTGCGTCTTTGGGCGGCAGATAATTTTGGCGAAGACTTAATATTTAATGTAATGAATGGTGAGATATTCTATTGGGATGCTACAAACGGCGCAAGTACAAGAGCCGTATCTTTAACAAGTTTGACTGGCGCAAGTGATGTTCCTGTTGTAGCTCGTAAGATTCTAGTGTCAGACGTAGACAGGCACTGCATAGCATTTGGTGCAAATACAATAGGCACAACAGTGCAAGATCCGTTGCTTATTCGTTTTAGCAGTCAAGAATCCGTTGTTGACTGGACACCTACCGCCACTAACACTGCTGGAGATCTTAGATTGTCTAAGGGCAGTGAGATAATTACAGCGTTGCAAACAAGTCGTCAGATCCTTGTTTGGACAGATCAGTCACTTTATTCCATGCAATTTATTGGTAGCCCTTTTACTTTTGGTGTTTCAATGCTTGCAGACAATACTCGTATTGCTGGCCCCAATGCAGCTATTGCTGTGAACGATGTTGTATTCTGGATGGGACAAGAAAACTTTTATTTATATGACGGTCGCATTCAAGCAATACCCTGCACTGTGAGAGACTATGTGTTCGGTGACATGAACAATCAACAATCCTTTAAGTTTCATGCAGGATCTATTGGCAGTCAAACAGAGATATGGTGGTACTACTGTTCTTCTGGTTCTGCTGAGATAGACCGTTATGTAGTGTACAACTACGGGCAGAAGATCTGGTACTACGGTACACTTGTTCGTACTGCGTGGAATGATCGTGCGTCTGGACTGCGTAGTTTCCCGCAAGCAACAGGCACAGACAATTATCTTTATAATCATGAAAATGGTTTGGATGATTTTAGCACAGGCAGCGCAGTAGCAATTAACTCTTTTGTGGAATCTTCAGACTTTGACATAGGTGATGGTCAACAATTTATGTTGGTCAACCGTATTCTTCCTGATTTAAGTTTTAATGGGTCAACATCGTCAAATCCTGCTGCAAAATTTACAGTCAAAAGTCGTGATTTTACAGGCGACAATTTTACTGAATCCTCTTCAGGAGAAGCTGTTAGAACAGCTACTAGCCCTGTTGAGCAGTATACAGACAAGATTGACTTGAGAGCCCGTGGTAGGCACATGGCAATTCGTGTAGAGAACACAGCAGTAGGCGTAAAATGGAGGCTAGGCGCACCAAGGATTGACGCAAGGGCGGATGGAAGAAGATGACGAAAAAAGTATTACGTCCTATTTTGCCAATTCCCCCTGACGAATACGACCCAGTTTATCTAAATCAGCTTGTAAGAATTTTAGAACAATTAATAAACGAAGTGCGGTCTTCTGATGTTAATTTTCAAGGAATACCAAGTAGCGGCTCTGCTAATTCTTTAGATCAAGGGGATTTTTACATAGCAGATGGTGGTTTTATAAAGCTTGTTGTGGCTACTGATTTTTTTTCAGGTAGTGTTATAGGAACAACTTCAATTGGTTCGGTGACTGTTTCAGTGTCTTAACTGCCATATACTTGTGGGAATAGTCTAATAATGTTAAAGTTCAGTTGCGAACAATTGTTCTACTAAAAAGGTTTTTATTATGGGCTTGTTTGACAATCTTAAAGACATAGCTATACCAGCAGCAATTGGCTATTTTGGTGGGCCTGCGGCATCTTCTCTTTTGGGAGGGAACGCCATTCTTGGCGGTGCCGCAGCTAGTGGCCTTGGCAGTCTTGTTATGGGTGGCAAGCCAAAAGATGCATTAAGAGCCGCGTTGTTGGGTGGGCTTGGCGGCGCTGGGTCGGAATACATGCAAAACAGAGCTTTAACTAATGCGGCAACCAAGGCAGCCGCACCTTCAATTGGTAGTGGCATAGGGCAAGTTGATAACACTTTAGCTCAAGCAGCAGCAAGAAAATCTGCCGCTGATGCAGCAACCACACAAATAGCATCTGGCGCTTCATCCCCTGTTACGACAGCAGGCAAAACAATGTCAGGAGACTTGTTAAAAAGTCTAAACCTTGCTGGTGATACAGAAGAGGGAAATATACTTTTTAGAGCTTTAAACACTCAATTAGGAGAGGGCGTAACCGCTGGATTAATTGCTAAACTTCTTGCTGGCGATGACGAAGACGAGGATAATAGAGGGTCTTTTGAAATTCGTCCTTATGCTCAAGGTGGTCCCGGAGGCAAGCTTGGCGGCATAAATTACAATCAAGGAGGCATTGTTCAATACCTTAATCAAGGTGGCATGCCACAGAATTACCCAAGGCGCGATGGCCCGATTGCCCCATATGAGGGCTCTGGCACTAAAGACGATGTACCAGCTATGTTAACTGCTGGTGAATTTGTAATGACCCGTGATGCTGTTAAAGGCGCAGGAGGGGGTGATTTAAATCAAGGACTTAACCGCATGTATGGTATGATGGATAAATTTGAGGGGATGGCGTAATGGCTACACAAACCGTAGAACAGGTACAGCGCCTAGCTCCTTACCTTGAGGGTCTTGAGCAAAGGGTTTTAGGAACCGCGTTTGGTGAGTTTGATGGAAAAACACAAACCAGCCCTGGATTATTAGACACCCCGCTTAACTTGCCTGCACAGCAAGTAGCTGGATTTGACCCCCTACAACAAGCAGCTTTTGATGCTGCTCCAGGAATGGTTGGATCATATGCTCCGTTCATTCAAGGAGCTTCAGGTCAAACATTAGGCGGTCAAGCTGCCCTTGGTGGTGGCCTTGGTCTTTTAAATGACCCCACCGCTGCTGTTGCACAGTATATGAACCCGTATCAATCTACAGTCATTGATGAAATTAATCGTCAGGCTCAGATTGGCAAACAACAAAGAGATGCAACGGCTGTAAGAGCCGGTGCTTTTGGTGGATCTCGTCAAGGAATTCAAGACGCTGAAGCGGAGGGACGTAGGCTTTCTGCTATAGGAGAAGCTCAAAGACAAGGCTATTCTGATGCTATTACATCGTCACAGAAAGCAGCGCAGCTTATGGGTGGCCTTGGACAGGCATACGGAACTTTAGCTTCAACTACAGCAGATTTAGGCCGTGTTCAGTCAGAGCTTGGTCGTGGTGATCTTGGAATGCTTTCACAATTAGGAGAGACAGGACGCAATTATCAGCAACAAGTTCTTGAAGCTCAACGTCAAAACCAATTGCAAGCAACACAAGAGCCATTTACTAGATTAGAGCTTGGTCAAAATCTTCTTAAAGGCATTCCTAGCGCGGGGTTATCTTCAACATTTAAGTCTTCAACAACCCCAGCAACCAATCCATTTTTGGCTGGCATTGGAGCATACACCGCTCTTCAAGGTATTAAACCTTCTGGTACTGTAGCAAATTAGGAGGGGTATAAATGACACAAGTTAATATAAGCGGTAAAACCTACACTGTTACTCCAAATGGAAGTGTTCTTGGCCCCTCTGGTAATAATGTATCTAACGCAAACATTGTTGCTATTGCTAAAGCACAAGCGGCATCTCCTGCGCTAAACCAAAGAATATCTGCTCTTAATAGTGGAATTGGTAAAGTTCCTGTTGACGGAGAAAGGGCTTTGAGTACTGAAAGAGGATTTGATCAAAAAGGTTTATATTCAGGAATGGACGAAGGCCTTAGTAATTTGTTGCCTAAATTTAAAGAAAAACAAAATTTATCGCCATTTGTAAATTTAGTAGGCGGTATCACTACCGGCGCCGTTAGAGGAGCAGGAGAACTTGCTGATTTTATAGGAGACACAGGTTCAGCATTAGGGCAAAACATTGGTGATTATTTTACTCGTCCAGTGGGCTTGGATGATGAAATAGAAAGTCAAAGAGAGCAAAAAAAGTCCAACCCACTTGGTTTAATTTCTGATGATATTTTTAGTGAGGCGGCAGCGGTAGAAGCTCAAGCAGAAAGAGATTCATCTTATGCAGATGCTGCAGCTTCAATGGCTGCAGCGGGTCAAAAACGAGAAAAATTTCCTAATCGTCCATCAGGCACTTTTACTTCAAGTAAAGAAACCAATAATAAAGAAAATATTGTTAAAGACAGTGCCAATAATGCTAGTGACGAAGACGAGGATAATAATGCTAGTTCGGTTCCGGGCGCAGACACACCAGCCAAAGAAGCTACTGTTAATGCTTTAGATGAATATTTAAAGCTTGCAAGACCCGGCATAGCGCCAAAAGATTACGATGAGTATATGAAAGAATTTGCTGATGCCACTGGCCTTGATGTATCTGGTCAACCAGATAACAGCCAAGCTTTGATGGCATTTGGTTTAGCTCTAATGCAAAATAAAGCTGGCAAAGGGTTTAATGTTGGTGAGATATTATCTGCGACTGGTGCCGCTGGTGAAAAGGCTATGCCAGCGTTAGAAAAAGCAAGGAATAATGCTAAAACAATCCGCGCAAAAGCTGGCGAATACGCTCTTGGTCGCAAAAAAGAAGACCAAGCTGCGGCGATGAAACGCGAACAATTCTACGTTATTCCTAAAGGCAAGCTCGGAGGGCCTTTAGGTGTTGTCGATGCAATCACCAAAGGTAAGGGAGAGTTTGCTGACCTGAATTCTTATGAGCTTAACAACCTAAATACTAACGAAGAATTTAATTCACAATATGAAATAGTTAAAGCGTCTGATTATAGTGAGCTTGTAAAAGAAGCTTTAAAGACTCCAGAGGTAAAAGATTTATATCAAACAGGATCTACACCGATTGCTTTATTTGATGGTGCGCCAAAAGACATTGGACTTATGGTTCAGCTTCCAGACTTAAACAATCCAAAAGCCAGAGGAATGGTGCCGGGTATCCAAGGCGGCGCTGCTGAATCTATTCAATATGTTCGTGATATGGAAAAAGATTTAGGCAAGCAAAAAGAATTTTTTGGTGGAATAGCCGGTCTACTAAACAGAACAGGCACTGGTGCTGTTGAGCAAACCAGAAGCGCTATTGTGCAAGGGCTTAGAAACCTCGGTCTTGATGCTGGGGGTGAAACAGACCCAATTAAACAAATACAAGTCATGTTAACAGAACTAAAAGCTAAAAATGCTGCTCAAATACTTGGAGAGTCAGGAAAAACTTTGTCTGATAACGATAGAAAAATGGTGGCTGAGATAGTGGGTGGAATATCGTTTACTGACGGTGATGAGGCGCTATTGGTGCAAAAGCTTGGAAGGTTGTATGATGCGGTTGTTGGAAAAGCAGAGCAAAACTTAAATCAGGCTTATAGAACGCTTGACTCATATGGCGTAAAATACGGAAACTCGAAAAGAGATACGGGTGTTCGCAAAGGCAAAGATGATCAAGGTGAATATATTGATCTAACCTCGCAGTGAGGATCTAATGGGATTTATAAGAGTAAAGACAGATGACGGCATGCAGCGTATCAAGATTGTTGGTGATGAGCCAACAAGCGAAGAGGTGTCTAAAATACAAAATTATTTTTCACCATCATCTAAAGAGGTTCAAAAATCTTCTTTTTCTGACTTAATGGAGCAAACAAAATCCGCATCTCGTGATAAGGGCTTTGATTACAAAACTGGCGCAGACTCTGGCCTTAGAGCAAAAATATCTTTTGGCGAAACAGGCGAAGAACAAGAGGCTATCCTTGCCAAAGTAGTTGGTAAAGAAGGATATACACGAGATTCTTTTGGTAGACTTGCTTTAACACCAGAGGGTCAACGTAAAAGAGGTATGGAGAACATTACTGGGAATCTAATCATTGAAGATGAAGGGTTCTCTATGGGGGACTTTGCTGACTTAGCTGGTATAGTTCCAGAAACTGCTGGTGCTATTGTTGGTGGTATATTGGGTCTTCCGGGTGGTTTGATTACCGCTTCATTAGGCGCAGCTGGTGGAGCGGCAGTGGGTCAAACCATAGAAGAGGGCATTGAAGCCCTGCTTGGCGTACAGAAACAAACATTAGGAGAAGTTGCTGGAGATGTAGCTACTGAGGCCGCAATTGCAGGCACACTTGAGTTTGTTACTCTCGGTACGTTTAATGCAATTCGCGGTGGCTTAAATATGGGCAAAGGAGCTATATCAAAGCCATTAGAGCAAGCTACTATTGAAGGGTCTGAACGCGGTGCTAGATTGATAGACAAAGGCGCTGCTCCCAGTCTTGAGAGGCTTGGAGCGCCAAGCACTTTAGCTTATGGTCAAAAACTAGCAGAAGGGGCAACCAAGAACACTGATCGTGTAATAAAAAACACTAATTTTGCTTTAGACACAGCAGAAGAATTTAAAGATATTCTTGGTAGGGCTGAAGTTGATGATGCTGGAGCAGCGTTTGCTGATGTTGCAGGTCGTAGATTTAAAGAACTAAACCAAACGCAAAAAGAAGCGTCTGACGCATCAATGAAGGCTGTTAAAGATAGCATTAATGTTATTGAAAGATCTCTAGATGAAGGCTTTGATATAAATGACTCTACTCTTCAAGCCATAACAGGTTCGTTCCAAACCTTTAGCCGTGTAAGCGGAAGCCAATTTCGTGTTATGGATGAAATGTTAAGCAAACTTCAGTTTGAAGACGCAGCAGGAGTAGTTAAAGAAGGTGGGAAAGCTCGGATTATAAACACTGGAATTATTGAAGGCGCTGTTAAGGATCTTGAAGAAGCAGTCGGCGCTAGGTCCGTTTTGCCATCTCCAGTACAACAAGCAATGCGGGGCATTGAGGAGCTTGCTTTAAAAGGAAAAGGCAAGGCTTCTTTTGAACAACTAGCTAATCAACGCAAATTAGTTAATGACGCTTTGTTTGACAACGATTTAGGCCCAGCTACTACCGAACAATTGTTCAAGTTACGCAGTGCTTTTGATTCAACTCTTGAATCTGTAAATTTACAAAGTATACCAGGAATAGCAAAGGGCCAGCAAAAACAACTTGGCGCTATAGCAACGCAGAGAGAGCTCGCCTTTAATACATATCGTGAAGGTTTAAAGGTTTTTGACGATCTTCAAAAGTTTGGCATTGTAAGAAATGTAAAATCAGCGTCCAAAGACCCACGTTTTAATGTGGATCAATTTTTCAAAAAGGTAATTAAACCAAACTCTCCAGAACGATTAAAAGCTGTGTTTGCTGCTGTAGACAACTCAGAAGAGGTTCGTAGTCAATTAGCTCGTGCATACTTAGACGATGCCATGAGAAAAACCAGCATTGACCTTATGGACCCATCATCTTTTAATGGTATGCGTTTTTTAAGTCAAATTCAAAGCCTTGGGACAACTGGTCGAGAATTGTTTGGCGAAAGTTGGCCTCAAGTACAAAGGCTTGCAGCTACTATAGCTCAGTCTGGTCCAACTAAAATAGATGGCGATATTGTCCAAAGAATTATGACACTTAACGCTGATAGACCACTTACTACCGCTTTAAAAGAGGTTGCAGACGCTAAAGAAGCTTTAGGTGCTGCTCAAAAAATAAGAGTTATTAGAGAATTTAACGAAGGCACACTAAGCCCAGAAGAGGCAGCGTCTTATATTGCAAGCCCCTCAAGAAGCATAACTGAAATAAACCAAATTAAAAGCTTCTTTAAGGATGACCCAGAGGCTTTAAATACTATTAGACAGTTTGTTTTAAACGATATTGTAAGCTCTGTTGGCGATGATGTGTTTACAGACACCTCAAAGGCTCTTGCTCTTGATAGGTTAATTAACAAACAGTACAAGCCTGGAGTATTAAATTCTTTACTTGGAAAGGATATTGCTGAAGGACTAAAGCAATTTGCTGCGGATTTGGCTTATCTCGGAGATGTGGGCAAAGAAGGGGCTATTGTTGCTGCTCAATATGCCGCTCACCCAATAAGTAAAGCTGGGGCTAAAACCCGTATGTCACTTACCTCTAAATTTTTTGCAAATGAAAGAATAATGAAAGCCTTTGCCAGAAAAGGTCAGGGACTCCCAGATGCAAAAGGGTTCGGAGGAAAGGTATCTGGTGCATTAGATGCCGCTGTGTCTGGTGTAGGCGCTACTATGAGACCCTTAAGACAAGCTGGAGTAAGAGCAGTCATAGCGCCATCTGGACCTATTATTCAAGAATCAGACCAACAAGCATTTGCACAAACTCCGCCTGTTTCAGCATCTGCTCTTAATTCTATAGATATAATACAACAACCCCAAACGGGAACAATTGCACCTGTTAAGCCAATGACGTTAAATAAAGACATTCGCACTATGGCCTCTTCTGACCCATTTGTTGCTCAGGCGCTTGGCATTCGTGGGCCTACAGCAGGATTATTAAAAAGATGATGAAATCAACAGTGCTTAACGAGCTTCGTCAGGAGCTTGCTGAAGACGAGGGTTGCAAGTACGAGATATACTTGGACCATCTTGGCCTGGAAACTTTTGGCATCGGTCACCTTGTGACTAAGGAAGACAAGGAACATGGCAAGCCTGTTGGCACAATCATTGAGCAGGAGCGGGTACAGCAGGTATTCAACCTAGACATGGCTGTCACGATTAATGATTGCATGACACTGTACTCTGACTTTGCACACCTACCTGATGAGTGTCAGAAGATTGTTGCCAACATGATGTTTAACATGGGCCGCCCCCGGCTGTCCAAGTTCAAAGGCATGAAGGCTGGTGTTGATGCGCGTGACTGGAACGAGGCAGCAGATCAGATGGTAGACAGCCGCTGGTATACTCAGGTTCCTAATCGCGCAAGACGTTTGGTAGCACGGATGAGAGCTTTGTCAGAAAATGAGTAGACAAGAAGACGGGCCAATAAAAAAGGCATTGGATAATAACCAATGCCCTCGATGCCTTTGTACTTTCCCACCAGTTGATGTTCATGGGCATCTGCAATGCAGCGTATGTAAATTTGTTGTAAGCGAATGTTGCCAAGGCGAAACATGCTCTAACTCTTAGGCGCAGAACCTATGCCAGAGTTACTAACCATATTTCCATATTTATCTGAATATTCATCAGCAGTTAACTTGGCTATTTGCTGACGAGGGTTCCTGTGTTCGTCTTCACAAAGCTTCTGAAGCTTGTTGTAAGTAGAAATATCTACGGCAACAGACTTGTATTGTGTTGTATCAGCCATTATAATTTCCCATTAATACCCATTGTTTGAGGCATATTACCATGTACAACCATAAATACAAGAGCAATAAGTATGGAGCCAGAAAGACTACTTTCATGGGAATTACTTTTGATTCTAAGTGGGAAGCAGAACGCTGGGGCGAGTTAACAGCTATGGAAAAAGCTGGATATATAACAGACTTAGAAAGACAAATTGCATATAAAATTGTAGTTAACGATCAAAACATTTGTAAATATATAGCTGACTTTAAATATAATAAAGTGGATGACTACGGAAACCTCGAAGAGGTGGTTGAAGATGCAAAAGGCGTAGAAACTCCTGAGTTTAAATTAAAAAAGAAACTGATGAAAGCTGTGTTTAATATTGATATTTACTTGAGTAAAAAAAATAATAACAATTTTCTCAAAATACCCTTGACTTGAAAAGATTGCATGCTTATCTTCAGTTCATGTTTAGCGACATTAACTGAAGGAGGCGTAAATGAACGCATTAAATACACCGAATGACCTGACTTCTTTGTTTGAGAAGCGTGATGGTCTCAAATCTCAAATTGACGATTTACAGCAGCAGTTGAAGATTGTTAATAATTCTCTCAAAGACATGTTTCATGATACTGCTCAAATGCAGCTTGCTCAACAGGGTAAGGATTTTGGACAAACCACGATTAATAGTGGTGACTTCAAAGTTACTGTTGACTTCAAGAAGCGTGTTGAGTGGGACGAAGAAAAGCTTTTGGCTGTTCTTAATAACATGGATGAGGATACAGCGAGGCACTTGGCTAACGTTAAGTACAGTGTTTCAGAAGCAAAATTTCAGAATGCCACACCAGACATCAGGGCTAGATTGTCAGAATCTCGCACTGTTGTTCTGCAAGGCACTTCTGTTGACATTAAAAGAAGGGAGGACGGTTAATGCTTAAGATTATTTCCGCAGAAGAACGGCTTGCAGAAAAACGTGGTCACAAGATTGTGATTGGCGGCAAGTCTGGAGTGGGAAAGACTTCACTGGTGCGCACCTTGGACATGGACAAAACATTGTTCATGGACTTGGAGGCTGGTGATGCCGCTATTGAAGGGTGCAAAGTTGATGTAATCAGGCCTCGTACTTGGCAGGAATGTCGAGACTTTGCATGCTTTCTTGGCGGGGGCAATCCTGCATTAAGTGAAGATTCACCATACAGCATGGCGCACTATGATTATGTATGTCAAACCTATGGTGACCCAGAAGCTTTGTTAAGCAAATACGATACAGTATTTATTGATAGTATCACTGTGGCTGGTCGGCTTTGCTTTTCTCACAATCAAAACTCACCAGAAGCCAGATCAGATCGAACAGGCAAGCTAGACACTCGTGCAGTGTATGGTGCGCAAGGTCGTGAAATGATGGCGTGGCTAACACACTTGCAACACATTCGTGAGAAGAATGTAATTTTTGTCGGTATCTTAGATGAGAAGACAGATGATTATGGGCGCATCACCTATGACCTTCAAATTGAGGGTGCAAAGACTGGGCGTGAGTTGCCTGGAATTGTGGATGAATTAATCACAATGACAACACTAACTGCTGACGATGGCACCTTATTTAGAGCTTTCGTTTGCGATAATCTAAATCAGTGGGGATACCCTGCTAAAGATAGAAGCGGAAGACTTGACGCTGTTGAGGAACCGCATCTTGGCAAATTGCTTAAGAAGATGTCTGGGCCAAGGCCAGAGGCAATGCAATTTGTAAATCCAGCAACGGTCAATAATACAGAAGAGGAAAATTCAAATGCTTGACCTAAATAATGTGCCTCCTATGGAAGGTGGCAGTGGAGACTTTGAGCTTATGCCTGATGGCACTGTGGTGAGTGGCATCATTAAGTTGTCAGGTGGTGATATTGAGGTTCCAGAGTACGGTGGTGGCACCTACTTTAAAGCATCTCAATCAACCAGCGCAAAATGGCTGCCAATTGAGCTAACAATTGTTGGTGGCTCTTTTGACAAGCGCAAGGTCTGGCAGAACATTTTTGTTGATGGTGATGCCAAAGACGAAAATGGCATGTCAAAGGCTCGAAAGATTGGTCTAAATACCATTAAGCAAATGGTTGATAGTGGTTTTGGTATCTCACCAAAAGACGAGGGTGATGACGCTAGGGCAAAACGTGCAAGCATTCAAGGCATCCATATGATTAATGGCATGACAGTTTCCTGCACACTGGGTATTGAAAAGGGTCGTGATGGCTATCCTGATCGTAATAAGATTAAGACTGTCTTGACACCTGATTCTCCTAACTATATCCAACCTACAGGGCAAGCAGCACCAGTTGCGCAAGCATCAGTGACTCAATCTCCTGCTCCGCAACAGACTACAGCAACAGCGGGGGTAGCACCATCATGGGCGCGATAAAGTCATTATGGCAATTTATTAGTGGGGCTCCATCAGAAGTTGATTCACTAAAATATCTTAGCGGCAAACCTTCAGAGGTCGCTAAATCCAGTATGGGGGACGCTGGAGCCGTAAAGTCCCCCACCAAAAATCTTTCAGTAGAAAGAACTCCTAACTACTGTAAGGGAACTTTGCAGATTATATCCCGTCCTAGAGGAGCTACAATGTCACAGCTTCTGCGCAAGACAGGTAAGAAGAAGGGATCTTTGTCACAAGAGATTTCTACTTTGCGTAAATTTGGTTATAAAATTTTAAAGTCTCGCAAAGATTCTAAATCTGAATATGTCTACAAGGTGATGTAGTCATGTTGCTACGTCCATATCAAGAAGTTGCTATAAAGGATGCTTCTAATGCGTTGGACAAGCACGGTGATACTTTAGTCGTTGCGCCGACTGGGGCTGGAAAGACAATCATGCTTTCTGCCTTGGTCGGCAAACGTTACAAAAGTTCACAGAATGTGCTTGTATTACAGCATCGTGATGAACTTGTTTCACAGAACTCTAAAAAATTTAAACTTGTAAATCCATCTTTGAAAATCAGTGAAGTAAATGCTGCGCAAAAAGATTGGTCAGGTGATGCTGTGTTTGCAATGGTACAGACGCTTTGCCGCGAAAAAAACTTGGACAATATGCCCAAAGTTGATTTGATTGTGGTTGATGAAGCGCATCATACTGTTGCGGATACATATCAACGTATCATTAACGCCGCAAAGGAGGCCAATGAGGGGGTAAAGATTGTTGGCTTTACCGCTACCCCCAACCGTGGCGACAAAAAGGGCTTACGGGGCGTATTTACGAACTGTAGTCACCAGATAGAGATTTCCACGTTAATTCGTGAAGGGTTCCTCGTACCACCTAAAACATATGTAATTGATGTTGGTGTACAGGACGAATTGCGTCAGGTGCGCAAAACAATATCAGATTTTGATATGGCAGAGGTTGAGCGGATTATGAACCGCCGTGCCATTAACAAGCGTGTAGTCGAAGAGTGGGATGAAAAGGCTGGTGATCGTCAGACGATTGTATTTTGTTCTACCGTGCAGCATGCCGAAGATTTGTGTGAAGAGTTTGTGGCTTATGGCATTGATGCTGAGACAGTTACAGGCGAAACACCAAAAGATAAACGCGAACAAATTCTTGAAGAGTTAAGCAATGGGGGCGTTCAGGTTGTGGTCAACGTGGCTGTTCTTACAGAGGGATTTGATGCGCCGCCTGTATCTTGTATCGTGTTAACGAGACCTTGCAGTTACAAAGCTACAATGGTTCAGATGATTGGGCGCGGGTTACGCACTGTAAATCAGGATGAGTTTCCAGGGGTTGTGAAATCCGATTGTATTGTTATGGATTTTGGAACAAGTGTTCTTACGCATGGATCTCTTGACGATGCTGTTAATTTAGATGGAAGTCAAAGCAGCATTGAAGGAGAGGCTCCAACAAAAATATGTCCCAATTGTGAATCACCTATACCTCTTAACGTAAAAATATGTCCTATTTGTGATCATGAAGGTGAACGCCCAGAGCTAGAGATACTTGAAGATTTTGTTCTAACCGAAGTAGATCTTATGCAGAGATCTCCGTTCCTTTGGATAGATTTGTTCGGGAATGGGGCTTGCATGTCTGCATCTGGTTTTAACGGGTTTGCCTTAATCGCTGATGTAGATGGGCTGTGTGTTGCTGTTGTAAAGAAGAAAGACGGTAAGACAAGAGCGATTAGCATTGGAACCAAGAGACAGGTCATGGCTGCCGCTGATGACTTTATGAGACAAAACGAAACTGGTGACAGCGCAAAGAAGACAAAGCGTTGGTTGAACGATGCAGTAAGTGAAAAGCAACGCAAATTGCTCTCTCAAAACGGTGTATTTGTTAGTCCAATTGACTTTTCGTGGACTAAATACAGAGCGGCTTGTATGCTTAACTACACATGGAATAAGTTTTATATTGATAACCTTGTTCACAATATAATTTCAGAAAAGAAAAGCGCATGAATCGTGGTGAGGTTAAGTTCAACATTATTTTTGATGGTCATGTAAACATTGATGCGTCTTACATAACATCATTTAATGACTGGAATGATGAGAGTGAGCTTCAAGATGTTTTGGTTGATTTACTGTTTGGCTTAATTGATGGCAAAGAAGATAAATTTTTACGAGCGGAAGCAGTTGTTAAAATACAGGGCGAATCGGATTATTACTGCGCTACATTTGATAATATGGAAGGGCCGAAAGAGTGGAAGCAGGTACACATGACAGAAGGAACAATCCATTAAAGGAAATAGGAGAATTGTTCGGGAATATAGGTTGGGATAAAAAGCTGTCCGACCTTCAAAAAGATGAAGTATTAGCTATGGCTGTTGTTTTAAAAGGAATAGAGGGGCTAGAAGATGTCTGTACAGAAGAACGCCTTACAGAACTTTTTATTAAATACAGAGGGCTTGACAAAATCGAGTACGAAGACATCCCCTTCTGATGCTGATAACATCATTAAGGAGCTTGATAGGGCTATCGTAGAAAAGGAAAGAAAGCAGCCAAGGCGTAAATACCTTGGGGCTTCGAGCCTCGGTGACCCATGTTCAAGAAAGCTTCAGTACCGCTACATGAACCAACAGATTGATGAGGGTAAGGGATTTCCAGCAAAGACATTACGCATATTCGGTCTTGGTCATACTATTGAAGATATGATGGTTATGTATTTCCGTGACGCAGGTTTTGACTTGCGCACAGAAAAGAAAGGCGAACAATTTGGGTTTGAGACTGCTGGGGGAGAAGTCAGGGGTCACATTGACGGTGTAATATGTGGCGGTCCATTACACCTTTCTTATCCTATGTTGTGGGAATGTAAGTCTGCTAACGAAAAAAAGTTTAACGAATTTGTTCGTAAAGGCGTGGCAGTAGCAAACCCAGTGTACGCAGCACAGATTGCGATTTACCAAGCCTACATGGATTTATCAGAAAATCCTTGTGTGTTTACAGTCATAAATAAAAACACAAGCGAGATTTATATTGAGATGGTTCCGTTTAATGGTGAGCTTGCACAAGCCACCAGCGACAAAGCAGTACAAATCCTAAAAGCGACAGAAGCTAATGATATGCTGCCTAGAGTTGCACAGAATGATGATTATTTTATTTGCAAATGGTGCGAGTTCCGCAATACTTGCTGGAATAAAAAAGAAGGGGCGGTATGAGCCGCCCCTAGTTAAAACAAAATGACTTAACGAGGTACAATATAATGAGTGTTTTGAGGTTTGGCAACACTACATCTAGTAAATCTTCCCATGATTTGGTTGAAGAAATTTCACAGAAAGTTCCTAGAACAGAACAGATTCGCATCTTGCAGGACACGTTTCCTGCTGGTCGAATACATGGAAAAACGTTTTACATAGGCTCTTTGCTTGGCGATCCGGGGCAATCTTTAAAAATTGATATTGATCCATCATCCACGCATTTTATGCGAGGTCAGGATTTTAACGGTGGTGTCGGCGTTGGTGGTATCGTTAAGATATTAATGGAAGCTCGTGGCATGAAAATGTCAGACATTAAAGATATGTTTGCTGACTACTTAGAAAACAACGAGCCTAAAATTGTTCGTAATAATGCTCCTATCGAAAACCCTATCAGGCCTCAGTATAACGTTAACTCTCCGTATGATGCTGAGTATGTTTATACAAATGCTGATGGTGAGATACTGGTTTCTGTTAGGCGATTCAATGTCAAAGACATAGCTGGCAATCCCATGCTCAACACAAAGGGCAAGCCAAAGAAAGAGTTTCGTCCGTTTATAGATGGGGCATCTTATTCTAAATTTCCTGATATTAGGCCTTTATATAACATTCCAAATGTCTTGGCATCGGATAGAGTTATATGGGTTGAAGGTGAAAAATGTGCTGATGCACTTAATCATGCTGGTTACACAGCAACATGTACAATTGGTGGGGCTGGTGCGCTAACAAAGAAGACTGCACCACAGTTTGATTTCTCTCCGTTACAGAACAAAGAGCTTATTCTGTGGCCTGATAATGACACTGCTGGGAAAAAACTAGCTGACCTTATTCAAGATCTAGCCTTATCTGCTGGGGCAAAATCTGTGACAATGCTTACGCCTCCTATGGGTAAGCCTGATGGATGGGATTCGGCAGATGCTTTGCACGAAGGGTTTAACATTGAAAACTTTGTTAATACCAAAGCAAAGATAACCAAAACGAATATTAACCTATTAGATGAATCTTTCTTAGTCTCTAGATTTCAAGGTCAAGCTCCAGAACAAAAGTTCTTAATTGACGGCACGTTTCCTCTCGGAGTTCCTATCTTGTTTGCCGCAGCAGGAGATGCTGGTAAGGGCATGATGACTTTGGATATGGGCATGAAGATCGCATCGGGAAAGCCTATGACGAGCGCCTTTGGCGGCATGGTTAAAGAGTTCGGTAACGTGGTTATCTTTACTGCGGAAGATGATGAAGCAGAGATGCACAGAAGAGTTGAGAGACTTGACCCACTTGAAGAGCGTAGAAACTACTCTCATGATTTAAAGATTGTGTCTCTGCCTAATGTGGGCGGTGTGTTTGCTATCATGAATGAATCTGGTGGTGAGTTCGGGACTACAGAAGAATTTGAAAAGATATACGAACAAATCATACAGATGAGTAATTTAAAGCTTATTATCTTTGATCCGTTGGCATCGTTTGTACATGCTGACGTTAACGCTGACCCTGCGGCTGGCGCAGCTCTTACTGGTCTACTAGCTCGTATGGCAACAGAAACAGGTGCATCTGTACTGGTTTGTCACCATATGACGAAGATTAAGGATGATGCTGTAGTTAAAACACCAGAACAGGCTCGTAATCTTATTCGAGGCACGACGGCGCTTGTTGATGGTGTGAGATCTTCTTTTGCTATCTGGCAGGTTGATTCCAGTCGGGGCAAGAAAACATGTGAAAGGCTTGGGGTTCCATATCAAAGAAACAGTTGCTTTGATGGTGCTGTTGTAAAGTCAAACGGTCCAGCCTCAAGGGATATTAGGCATTTTGTTCGGGATAATATGACGGGACTTCTTAAAGACAGAAGCGAAGAGATTATTGCAATGAGTGCTGGCTCTGCCCTTGAAATGAAGCTTGATGCTATGTGTGAGTGGATTATTGCGTGTGAGAGCAACGGTGTTGCACTGACCCATATGAGCGGTAACAACGGTGTCCATAAGAGGTCGGAAGACGCTGATGCACCAGAAATACTACAAGGCGTTGGAAAACAAACCCTAGAAAAATATGTTCGGGATTTACAAGCGGCTGGTCGCATTGACAAATATCAGCTTACTGCATCTGGGGGCAAAGTATGGCTCGGAGATGTAAGCGGTTCTATGAGCCTTGGTGAATACGAAGCTGTTACAGCTAGGGATAACCTGTAAAAATGAGCAATATAAATGATTTGTTCGGGGAATATTCTGAGCCATTTAAAAAAGAACGACTTAAAGCAATATCAGAACAAACCAAATCCTTGAAAAAAAAACGCAACGCCAGGCCAAAGGAGAACATTTGTTCGTGTTGTGGGAGCAGCTGGGCTTGGCATAGCAGCGACTACGGAAAAACTTGGCAGTGCGTGGAGCATAAAAATGACAAGACAAAAAGATGATTTCTATCCTACCCCTATAGAGGCCGTTGAAGCCTTAATAAGCGCCGAGAGGCTGCCTAACAGCATATGGGAGCCAGCGTGCGGTAATGGTGCTATCAGCAAGCCTTTAATAGAAGCCGGGCATGATGTTATATCTACTGACCTAAATGATTATGGATATGGCGAAGCTAATATAGATTTTATGATGGAACATAAAGCTCTTGCCCCTGCCATAATTACAAACCCACCCTATAAATTTGCAAATCAATTTGTTGTTAAGTGTTTAGATTTAGAAGTTCCTTACTTTGCCATGTTGTTGCGCCTCGCTTTCCTTGAGGGAAAACAGCGAAGGGAGACTATATACAACAGACAACCACCAGCGAGGGTTCATGCTTTTTCTGAACGTCTGACGATGTGGCGCGGTGATGAAGAGCAACCAGAAGGTTCGTCTGGTTTCATTGCATTTGCTTGGTTCGTCTGGGAAAAGGGCAACACTGACACAGTATTGGATTGGGTATGAAACGAGAAGAAGTGCTGGACACAGCAAAAAAGTATGTAACAAAAGATAGAGCAGCAGACCACGGCGACATGGAGGATAATTTCCGAACAATTGCTAATTATTGGTCAATTCATTTAGGTATCGAGGTTAGTGCTGTAGATGTTGGCGTAATGATGAGCCTGTTAAAGGTGGCTAGAATTAAAAGCAACCCAGCGCATGAAGACAATTACATTGATGGGTGTGGTTATTTAGCGTGCGCGGCAGAGTGTAAAAACGAAATGTAATTTTTTTGTTGACATATATGCAATCACTTCCTAAATTTGTTATCAATGACTATCAAAACAACAAATTGAGGTAAGTATTATGAGAGAAAATTTGATGAAAGGGCCGTTTGCTCCTATTGCAAGTTTAAATGAAGACGGTGAGATTGATGTTCGTAAGTGTAGCCGCGTTGATACCGTTTACATTTATGAGCGTGTCCGAGAAATTCTTGATATGGATGATTTAGCGTATGGGTTATCGCGTCTGCATGATGAGTTGGCGCATAACTTTCATGTAGATACAGGCCGTAAAATCGGGGAGGTGTATGATGGAGTATAAGTTCACATTTAAAAATGGCGATTATCTTCAGTTAAAATCTTTCAAGCATTCAGAATTTGCGTCAGAAGAAACACATTGCTACGAAGCAACCGTGTATTTTAATCGTAACAAAATTGGCACTGTTTTAAACAGAGGCAATGGTGGAGCAGATGATTTTCATGCTGACAAGCCATTTGCAGAAAACAACAAAATTTGGAGATATTTAGAGGACAGAATTAAATCTGAACATCCTAAATATCATATGGATTTTGATGATTCTTGGAATGAGATGTCTATGGAAGTGTGGTGTTGTGATCAAGTAAACAAGTTCTTGTCTTACAAAGACTTTAAAAATTACATGAGGTCTAAGGTTGTGTTTACTGATTCAAAGTCTGATGACCCCAAAGCAGTTAGGTTTGTTAGCTTTAAAAGTACAAAGAAGATTGAGCAAAAGCACATTGATTTTATTGCCAATCGCAACCCTAGCTATAGTATTCTAAATAAAATGCCCGAATCAGAGGCGTTGGATGTTTGGATGACAGGAGCGTAAGTTAAATCATGGCTAACATATTTTGGCTTAATAATTCTTATTTTCTTGCTAGGTGTGATGCTGTTTTAGATTCAGACTTTGATGATGATAATTTTATGATTTATTGCATGGATGTAAGTGAGCCATATCAAGGACATAAATCTAAGGACTATGGCAATCACTTACCGTCAGGCAAGGAGCCAAGATACAATTATGAAGGGCAGTTATTATAATGAATGTATTATCTTTATTTGACGGTATGTCATGCACCCAAATTGCATTGAACAGGATGGGCATACGACCACATAACTATTTTGCTTCTGAGATTGACCCATACGCTATTAAGGTTACTCAGGCAAATTTCCCAGATACAGTGCAACTTGGCGATGTGACCAAGGTTGAGACAGCCGACAATAAGCTGGAAATCACGACAGGTAATGTCACAGAGTATTTTGGCATTGACCTGTTAGTTGGCGGCTCACCTTGTCAGGGATTTTCGTTTGCGGGGAAACAACTCAATTTTGATGACCCGCGTTCCAAGTTGTTCTTTGAATATGTTCGTCTATTAAAGGAGTTAAAGCCAAAATACTTCCTGCTGGAAAACGTCAACATGAAGCAGGAGTATCAGGACGTTATAAGCGAACAATTAGGATGCAAGCCCGTGGACATCAATTCCAATCGTGTAAGCGCACAGAACAGGCGAAGATTGTATTGGACGAACATTCCAGTCCATATGTTGCCAGAAAATAAGCACATATATTTGAATGACATCTTGGAAGATGGGTTCACTGATCGTGAGAAAGCGCATTGTGTGGATGCTAATTACTTCAAAGGCGGCAATCTAAAGTCATACTTTGAAAAGCATAGGCGGCAGTTGGTGTTTGATTTTGACGACCCGAAGCAAACAGGATTGCAGATGGTGGGTGAAGCAAACCTTAAAGGTCATGGCTATAACAGGCGTGTCTATCATCCAGATGGCAAGGCACCAACATTAGCGGCTGCATCAGGCGGCAATCTTGAGCCAAAGATATTGCAGATAGCCCGTGGCGCTAATCAAGGCGGCATTAGGGCAGAAAATGGAAAAGTACCGTCTATGACAGGTTCATCATGGGAACATAATAATTTTGTTACAAACGGCCTTAAATGGCGAAAGCTAACGCCTATCGAATGTGAACGTTTGCAGACCGTTCCAGACAACTACACCAACCATGTGTCAAATACACAGCGTTACAGGATGTTGGGCAACGGTTTTACCGTTGATGTTATCTGCCACCTGCTGAAAGGAATTGCGTAAAATTGATCTTATATGGGACAGAACAACCTTTGAGGGCGAGGAGCATTAAGTTTGTCCCCGTCCTAGCTATCAAAAGCGAAACACAATGCCATGCATCCCTAACTTATCCTTACCCAAATAATTCATTGAGGGTTAAGCGTGGGTAAAACCATGTTCTGTTTAAAAAACTTCAGGTTAATGCATGGAACACTTAAATATACCCAGTTCTTTGTTTGTTCTGGTTTTTGTTTGTAGGTTTAAAAAACCAAAGTTGGTAGACCAAAGTTTATAAAGTTTAATGAATACAATGATTTAGAGGTTTGTGGTTTGGTGTTGCAATGATAGCAAAAACAAACAAAAATACGGGTCATAAGTTATTGAAAACATTCAAACTTTGTACTTTGGTTTTTTCACCCTATTACATAGGGGTATAGGTATATAAACCTATACCCTGTAACGTGGGTGTGCAGAGGCCAGAAGTAAAAGGAGCTTGGTATGAATTGTTCTCATTGTGGCAGCAAAACAGTTTACATACTTGTTGCGAATAATCTTTGGTGCGAAGAATGCTTTACCGCAGGTATGAAGGCATATCTTGAAAATCATTCTTCTGAAAATTATGAAGAGTTTATGAAGGGCTTGTATGAGTTGAAGGGAATGAAAGAGGCGGGATGGAAAGAAACTAAGATGGGTAATTATTATTATAAAGATGATGAACACGATAATGTGATTCATCTAAGCTACTAGGAGGGCAGTATGCCAAAAGTAGGTCAAGACTTACCAAAGGAACAAAGGGAGGCTGGTCTAAAGCGTTTAAAGCCCCAGCAACAACAGTTCCTAGATTATTACCTGCATAAGGATATGACACAGACCGAGGCAGCGCGGCAGTCGGGATACAAAAACCCTACAGTGCAAGCTGTTAGGCTATTGCGTAACCCAGTTGTTGCAGAGCGGTTGCAAGAGATGAGGCTAGAGGCAACGGCTCGATATGGTGTAACGCTAGATAAGTCTATTCGGGACTTAAAAAAAATCCGTGACCAAGCTTGGGAAATGGGAAAATTTAGCGAAGCATTGAGGGCAGAAGAGCTAAGATTGAAAGCAGCGGGACTACTTGTTAATAAACAACATGTGGTAACCGAAGATATTACAGCGTCAACAAAAGAGGCAATATCAGATAAATTGGCTGAATTTAAGCGTTTAGCAGAGTCCCGAATGAAAAACGTAACACTAAATGTAGATGTAATAGATAATAAGGCACAAGATATAGCGCAAGATAGTTGATAGGGGCTAATTGTTCGGGCTTCACACCGTGCGGGGGGTAAGGGCGATGACGAGCCATGTTCGGGGCGATTTATAGCAGTGTAATTGTTCGGGGTCGGGATTTTCTAGGGAATCGGGCTGCCTGGCATCGGGGTTTTCGTACAAGTATAATTGTTCGGGTTACTGAGGGTTTGCCCAGGTAAAAACCGCAGCGAAGACGCAAAACGCCAGGAGAAACTCCCTGGCAGTCGGGGTTAATATGTACAATTGTTCGGGATCGGAGCATCGAGCCCAGGGGTTGTGCTTAGTAATCGGGGTTGACACTGAGGCTTTATCGGGGACAGTATTAGCTTTCCTCCCTGAAGGATCCCTGGTGGCTTTTGCTGCCAGGGATTTTCTTTGCAGCGCCCAGGGCTCGAAGTACAATTGTTCGGGTTAATACGAAGCCAGGGGGTTTCCGCAGCACGGGGAGCCAGGCGCCGAATTTTTCCCAGGTGCAGCATAACCAGTACAATTGTTCTATTTGTTTGCAGCCACTTTTGCGCAGCCGTATTCTAGGTAGAAAAAAACTTCATTTATTTGTTGACAGTTGTTGCAGTGATTGCTATACATAATGTGTAGGGGGTAGCGATGACCGCCGACCAGTGATGCGAACAGCACCCCCTACCTCGTAATAACTAATGAAAGGTAAGATTTATGACACATCAAACAAGAGTTAGAAAAAACAAAGACGGCTCATTGACCGTCTTTGTGCCAGCGAGTCAATCGGATTACTTTAGTTGCTTGCTTGACGAAGGGGCGTTAGCCATGTCTGAAAGCGATCAATCTGGAGTTTTCCCAAAGTGGAACGATTTTTTGTATGAGGAGAAAAAATAATGGACGTAACGATTATCTCAGATAAGGGGCATGCTTGGGGGATTGTAACAGTTGAGCAACTTAAGGCCGCTCGGTTATCCCTTGATGACATCAGTGAGTTTTCATACAAAACCCCTAACGGAATGATTTTGGCTCTGGAGGAAGACTGTGATTTGCCAAAATATCTAAACAAACTGGACAGCATGGGAACGCAGTTTAACATTCGGGATAGCTATATTCCCAATGAAAGCCACCCAGACAACCCACGGAACTGGGCTCGGATTAGGTGAGCAATACGAACAATTTTAAAATTTACCCGGTTAGTAGCCGGGTATTTTTTTGTCCGTGCTGCAGCCGTCCCGGTAATAACCAGAACAATTGTACTGGGTTGCACCCGGTACACTTCGCAGCAGAAGTGATCAAAACAAACTTTTTTTTCTGGTGTTTTATTGTTGACACTATTTGCAATGATTGCTATATATAAGGTATCAAAACAAAAGGAGGGCAAGATGCCTTATAATTCAGAGAAGGCCGATAGAATTAAAAGAGACCTAGAGGGTGATCTATTTGAACCAAACCACGCTACGCGGCGGATGTTCCGTTGCTGGTTGGACGGCTCATATCTCGGTTATGATCATTATCAGGCCAACGTTAAGTTCTTGAAGGAAAATAACGACAGCCAAGCTAGGTTGACTATGTTTGTTATTAGAGAGTTCACCAAGTACACGGCGTTTGATGCGGAATGTTCTACAGGTTATGCGCAGAAGGTAATTGTGGATACGGTCGGCAAAGAGAAGCTGGAAGCTTTGAACAAGCACCTCGTAGACGATGCGCTGGATCTAATCGCTGATTGGTTAGAAGAAAGGAAGGTGGCCTAATGCTTTACTTCGCGTATGGCTCTAATTTAAATAAATCACAGATGAGTGTTAGGTGTCCCAAGGCGAGAGCCTTGGGGTCAGCTTACCTGATTGGTTGGCGGTTGGTTTTTCGGGGCGTTGCCGATATTGAGCCGTCAGATGACCCATCGGTGATGTTGCCTGTTGGGTTCTGGGATATCACAACGGAATGTCTAGAGTCCCTAGACCACTACGAAGGATACCCCCACTTGTACCGCAGGGTAAATATCAACGGTGCGATGACCTACAGAATGAATACAGAAGGGTATTCAAGTCCAAGCAACTTTTACTTTGACGGCATTGCTAAAGGATATAGCGATTTTGAACTCGACAAGACAGAGCTTTGGCACGCCAGAGACTGGGCGGATGATTTAGAATTAGCCGTATAATATAAATTGTTCGGGTTGAACTGGGTTGCAGCAAAAAAGCTGCAGCCCATTTTTTTGTCGGGCAGCGTAGATACCTGGGTAATCGGGAAATTGTTCGGGTTCGGGTTCGGGGTCGGGGTATTTACGCCAGGTTTTTTTCTTGCTGCAATCGGGTTCGGGTTTTTTTTTACCCGTGCAATGCGATCAATTGATCGTGCTGTTATGAGTATCACATGATGCTTTTTTATTAACCAAAAACAGGTTAATCAAGCTGCATGCACATTTTTAATTTTTTTTATCATGTCAGACAATATTCTCAATAGCTGGATCGTCTTCTAAATAAGAAGTGCAATTGTACGCTTTTATGTTTGTATTATGCAAAGATTGCTATATACTTAGGAATGAGGCGCTTAGCGCCATTTTGAAACTAAAAAAGGTAAAGAAAACAATGACTTACATTCAAGAAGACAATTTTCCCATATTTGGAACCGAATCAGAAATCAAGCAAGGCGGCGAATCACGCGGTTGGAATCCTGCTAAATGGCAACAAAAAGCGCATGACGCTGGATTCATATGGGTAACGGCTAAGGAAGACGGCACACCAGAAGTGGACGTAGAATTTATTATTCCACCTTTTCCCCTATGTGATAGCGCCAAACAAGATATAAGCAATTTCTTTACATGGGTTGAATCAGTGGGTGGTAAAGTAGGATCTCGCAATCTTGGCGGTCACGTTCATATGGGTAATCGTTTTATTCAAGGCAATATTAGCAAGAGCCAATTCTGGTATAACTCAAAGAGAGAATACGCAAACAATGAGCGATACTATCAGCCAAGCGCATCTATGTGTCAGCCTATGCCTCTTGCATTGGCTAAGGATGTTATTAGCCGTTACGGTTCACACCAAGACGATATAGACGCTATTCTATCCCCATCCAGACGTCACAACAGATATAGCCATTCTATGGCGCATGTCTCATTTGGCGGTAGTTCATATGATCGTTTTATGAGAGCTTCTACATCTCATGAAATGTCAGATGTAATTGGTGGCAAGTTCTATGCGATCAATATGTCTACATGGTCACGCATAGGAACTATAGAGTTTAGACAGCACCAAGCTACCCTAGATTCTAAAAAGCTTTTTGCATGGTGTGAGCTAATCTTTACTATGTTTAAGCATTCAGACTGGAATCGCTTAGACTATAACGCGCCATCCAGCACCATCATAGAGACACCAGTTAGCCCTTTCAGAAATGGTTCTCGTATTAGCGTTCTATATTCTGCAATGCGTGTAGATGGTGGCGCGACAACCCGCGATTTAATGAATGCTACAGGATGGTCTGCCGATACAATTCGCGCTCGTGTCTCAGAGATCCGCAACCGTGAAGACGTAGGACAAAACGGTTTAATTTGTCACACGCAACAAGCCTATGGATCTAGCTATGGTTCAAGTGCTGGA